TTTAGCTATTTTTGGACCAAATGCAGTACCTACCATAGAACCCATAGCATCTGAAATACCTAATCCGCCAGTCACGGCTCCTATTGCACTGGCTATAATTCCTTTCTTTTTTCCTTTTTTCTTGACAACAGGTGCAGCAGGATCTTTACTTTCAATATCACCTTCTCTTTCTACTGAAGCATCTGGTCCTTCAGGTAATCTAGCATTTAAGAGATTATAAATGCCTACAAGATCAGTATGTAATATTCCAAAACCATCTTGAGGTGTTTCTACAGTCTCACCACCTACAGTCTTTGCTGCTTCTTCGTCACCACCAAACAGTGCCTTTGCCGCACCACTAATACCACCTTCCGAAAAACCTTTTTTAGTCTTTCCTAGTATACCTTCCTCGGGCACAGTCTCTGTAGGTTCATCTTCATATAATGGTTGTGTCTTACTAGTTAATAGAAACGCTTTAGGATCTAATTTAGTTGTTTTGCGAGGTACTGCCGCTGTTTCTGGTACGGCTTCAGGTGTAGCGGTCTCAGCTTCGGCTGGACTTCTACCACGAATTACTGATGCAATGCCTTTGATACCAGCACGACCACCCCTCATGACCATCCTGCCCATACCTCTGAGCAGTCTACCACCCCACTTCTTACTTAAATGAGCTCCCCATGAGCCTAGAATCTTTATAGGTTTTGGAATAAAGGCTCCCAAAGCCTTACCAAGAGCTTTAAAAGGATTCAAACTTTCAAGCAGTTCTTTAAAATGATCCCTTCTATATTCTTTCTCTCGTTTTTGAGTTTGTTCTCTTAACTTTTCTAATTCTTTTTCTCGTTTTATTAGTTTATCGTGTTCTATTTCTCTGACATCAGCATATTCTTTTTGAGCTTCGGCTATCTCTGCATCTAGAATATCAACTCTATCTTTAATTTCTAGATTCCTTTCTTCTAATCTCAACCTGACTTCGGCCTGTTTAACTTGTGCAGTTATTGCTTTACCTTCTTCAGACCTAGCAAACTGTAGCTCTGCCTCTCGACGCAAGAGCCTCTTGGTAACGTCTTCCAGTTTCTTTTTAACTTCTTGTTCTACTGTGTCAGCCATTTATTTTTTACTCGATGCCGGTTTATGTCCACTGCCTACATACAAACCAAACCATGCAGCACCCGCACCTACTATAGTAGATATAAATGCGGCCTGGGCATTACTAGGGTCTGGTAGTCCCATGAACCATTGTGTTGATATCCAAAATATACCACCATACGCCACCATTAACAATCGAGGGATTAATCTCAATGTATCCATAAATCCAGCAGTCTTGTTGTACCAAGTCTTACTCTGGTCAAATCCCTGTATAACTAAAAAGTCAGACTTATCTACTTCATAAGTTTTTTCTGTTATTAATACTTGTTTCTCGTCGCTCATTTTATCTCCGTGACTCTGATTTTCTTCGCTCTTCCTCCTCTTTCAACCATTGTGCTAATAATGTGGCATATAATGATCGTTCCCACGGTAACATATTTTCTAAATCAGAGTAACTATATTTGTGGTGTTGCATTAAGCCGAATTGCAACTTAACATGGTGCTCCAAATTATCGTGAGAAAGAGCTATGCGAAAAAACTTTGTAATCCCTCCAATGTTCTTGTTGTTGTTTTACCTGTATTAGGATTTTCATACTCTACCTCATGTTGTAACTTTGGCATAGTATCGAAAAAGTCCTGTACTGCCTGAAACTGTTTAGAATCTAAACTATCTATAAAATCCGATAGTTCCTTTTTACTAAAATCTGTACGTTCATAAACAGTTTCACCTTCAACAATTCTTAATACACACTGATTAATTAATTCAAAAATAGCCTTTGAATTTACATCAGCTGTTCCAACCTTTGCTATCATTTCAAATGTTGGATAAGACATTTCTATTGTAACTTCATCATTTAATTTTATTAAATTTGTATGATCTTTATGAAACAGTACCTCTACTTTATCAAGAGGTATATCAACATCTGCATATGTTTCTTTATCATCATCACAAAGCATTCTTATCTTTGCAACTTCACCTACAGACTTGGCTCGTATGTTAAGAAACACATACTCTAAATCAAACATAGGTAAACTATTTACTTCTAGCGATTCAAAGGTACAATTATTTACTATTTGTCTAACTGCATTTAAAATCATTTTTTCATCATCTTCTTCCATTGCCAATAGTAATATCTTTTCCTCTTTGACCAAAAAAGGTCTATATTTTATCTCATCCTTACTAGAAGGTTGTACTAACTGGTATGTTGGTACGTTAATTGTTGGTAAACTCATAATATTTTCATTTCTCCTTTATATAATTTATCATGTTAGAACGGAACGCCAAAAGTACCAGGAACAGTTCCTGGATTTTTACTGCCGCTATCACTACCGGTACCGCCACCACCACCACCTCCTGCGTCATCGGCAAAATCAAATGGTGGATTTGTAGGTTGTTTTACATCACCCCCATTTTGTCCTGTGCCAGCGGTAATTGTTATGTCCATTGCCTTTGTACGCTCCCACCATCTGTATGCAAAATCTACAGCCACAGTTTGGTATGCGTCAGTACTTCCTAGACTAAAATCTTGTGCATTTATAGTCTTGGGATAGGCTTCATGTACCTTAACAGTGTAAAGTTTCTTATCTTCTTTATTTAATTGATGTATTAATATTTCACCTATATAATCAGTATAAAATTTAGCCTGCCATTGATCAGTTCCTTTATTAACTATCAACTTTTGCCATTCCTCAAAAAAGAATTTCTGTCTCATACCTGCAGTACATATAAAAGTCAAAGAAATATCACCATAAGTAAACGCTTGAGCATGATCTCTTGCAGGCCCAAATCTTAAATCATCTTCAACTGTTCTAATATTCTGTCCGGGCATTTGCACAGATTCACATAACAAATTAACCTCTCGGTCAGCCATACCAGCAGGGCCTCTTATTTCTACTTCAAACCTATTCTGTCTGGCTAAATCTTTGCCACCTACTGTTGCTAAAAAATCATTAAGTGCCATAGTTAATCTTTCTCCGTGAATCAGCCCATACTTTATCAGGCGATACTATCGACTTCGCTGCCCAACGCCCCTTATAAAATACTTGTACTGGTAACATAAGTCCTACTAACATATCCTCTAATGGTATTTTTAAAAACAAAGAACCAACTTTATTAGCTTTATATTGTCTTATTGTTGGTGGCACATAACTAAACCGTTTTACTTTAGAATATGTAGCACCTATTGTGCCTGAAGCTTCGTTACCTAAACCACCAGCTAGAATCTCTAAAAGTTTTATTCGCATAGGCACAGAAAGATAGTGGAAATTAATTCCCTTAAATCCTTTTTTAGTTTTTCCTAAAGGTAAAACTATTGGGTATATATCATAGTAAGGTAGCCTTTTGGCCGACTCTGGTTCATAAAAAAATAGATTTAACATACCATAAGTCGGTCGGATTTGTGCTGTAGCATCTTCCTTACCTTCTATAATAACCCTACGAGCCTTCACTGTACCTAAGGCTCGTACCCTATCCCTATACCAACGTGTAGATAATTCTCTACCTTCTGCTGATTCTTTAATGTCTGCAAATAAAGTCATACATGACTATTTATCTACATCCTTAAAGTTTTCTCTGTCCAAACATCAAACATCCAACCACGATCTTCACAGTATTTTTGAGCTGCATCCCACTTTGCAGTATTGCGGCCCCACTCTCTAACCTCATATAGATATGATTTAGTCTTGCGTTTAGGTTCTTTAGGTGGCTTAAGAAACTTTGATGGTTTGATTTCTATAATGCGGATCTCTGTCATCTGTCCTTTCTTAACCTTGACTAGAAAATCAGGGTAGTATCTATGTACCTTACCATCAAATGGAGAAACGTACGGTATGACAACCTCCTCGCTAGACCATTCAATTACATTTTCATTACGATCAAAATAGACCATACATTGCCGTTCCCACATCGACCTGTAGATGATATTTCGTGGGTTACCTTTATACTTATGGGGGTCAGTTGGTTGAAACTTCCCTTTGTAAGGTTTGCGCCGAGTATATTTCCGTTTATCCATATAAATACTTATACACATTAAAGGAATTAGAAATGGCAGAGATTAAGTTTTACCCACACGATTTAGATAAAGGACCGTTTATGATGTTCACCACCTACTCTATGAAAGGTGGTATTGGTTCTTCTATGTCGGATATTACTTGGGGTGGACCTTTTGATAATGTTTGTTTACCCATACCTTCTGGTCTGAATTCACAATACGGTCAGGGTTGGGATCAGGCAGATGTCAATGCAGCTCAGGCAGCTGCCGGAAAAACTTTACAAGGAGGCATGGCAGGATATACCCAACAAGCCACTGGAGACGGAGGTATGTTTGTCTCCCGTAACGAGCAAACCGCAGCCGAGGTGGCAACTCTGCGGGGTTTCGGTGTCGACCGGACACATACTCAGAGGAGCATCCCTGGTATTTACGATGTTGTTGCCCTGGGCCTGAATTATCGGATGAGTGAAATGCAAGCTGCGCTGGGTAGACAACAATTACTGAAAGTGCCAGAAATACTTAAACGTAGAGAAGCTAATT